TCCTGAAGATATGTATTCAGCCTTGCAGCACTCGGAAATAGTCAAAGGGTTTACCTGCTCTATTTCGGTTATAACTTCTATATTTAAGTCTTCGCTTATTTCTTTTGATTTCTTTGCCATAATTTAAAGATATATTATTATCCTTACGCAAAGATAACCAAAAAAGAGTAATTATTCTACTTACCGCTTTCATACTCAATCTCTCTTTGTAGGCATTCAATAGCTTTCTTTAAGTCCTGGACCAATAAATCCTTTTTACCTGCTCTTAAAATGTATTTAATAGCGTTACCTTTCATAAAGGATAAATTGTAAGCGTTGGCTATATCAATCACATCCACAGGCACTCCTTTAATTTCTACTTTGTAGTATTTAGGCTTTGTGATAATATCAGCAATTTGATTCCCAGTTAATTCAATCGGTTTAAATTGATACTTAACACTGCAATTAGTGCAAGGTGTATCACATTCACAGTGCTCAAGTTGGTTAATTTCTTCGATAGTTTTCATTTTGTTTCTCTTTTAGTTTTTCTTTATTGGTTTCGGTTATTAATTCTCTTCTAACAATTTCTATTTGGTTGTATAATTCTTTTAATTTCTCAACTAACATCTCCCTCTTTGTCTTCATCATAATCTAAAAAGTCTAATCGTGTTTCAATCATTTTAATTAACCTCGCTTGGGTCAAGGTTTTGTAACTTGGGAATAAAAGTAAACTTTTTTCCTCTAATTCAAAAAGAAAATAAACAAAGAATTTAAGTTCCTCTAAAATCTCGCCATCAGTTACATCAAATATTTCCTCTTCTTTATTCTCCATATAAAACACCGTTATAAACACATTTATAATCTATTATAGCGTGTGGCTGAGCAAAGAACAAAACCTTATCACCATCTATCTTAAAAGTAACTTCTAAAAATCCTTGACACCAATCCGCTATTTTACCTGTTGGTAAATACTCTACTGCTTCCATTAACCTTGTGCATCCTACTTCAAACCAAGCATTTATGTTATGCCTATTACGAATATATCGCATTCCAAGCCTGTGTGAATGACCTGTGCATCCACTACCCCAATATTCTATAATATTCTTCTCACTTGCATTCTTTGTTAAACTCAAACCGTGAGTAATATCAAAAATATCAAAGTAATTAAACACATCGGTAGGGTCGTAAACCATATCGTTCTCCGCCAGGTGTAACATTTCTTCAAACTTTGTTGATTCAAAGTGTTTATAAAGAATGGCTAATCTTGCTAATTGACCTTTAGATAATAAAAAAGGCTTTGTAACTCTTTCATCGTGATTGCCAGTTCTTATTGTAATCTTTGCATCCGTTGAAAGTCTTAAAGGTTTTAGAATTTGTTCTTCGGTATATTTAAACTCTTCTACTTCGTTGTAGCCGTTTAAGATACCTTCCATAAAAAGTTTATTAGTATGTTTAGAAACAAAAGGTAAGTCTACTATATCACCATTAATACAAACTTCATCAAATTTATTGTGTTGTAGAATGTTATTAATTACCCTTAAACATTTAAGGTCAGCCAACCATCCGTGAGGGTCGGAAAATACAAATAACTTATAAGTTCTTTTGTCGGTAAGTTTCTTTAACTGGTATTGGTTATACTCAGTTTCTGATAGTCTTGGTCTGTACATATTAGTTTTTTTGTCGAAATTACTAATTATTTTAGCATTATTTATCTTTTATTCAAAGGCTTACGATTTATTGTAGTCATATAACCACCCAAAGCTATTAAAGCCGATAGGAATAGCTTAATACAAGTATTTAAAGACCAAATAAAGTTATCCCAGTCAATAGTTACCCAAGCATTCGCAATAGCTACAATCGCTCCAAATACAGTTGAAAGTGTGTTATTTAATTTTCGCATACAAGTTAAACTCCCTTAATCTTCTTCTCATTAATCCTTTACTCACTACCCCACCTGCTTTAATCCACATCATAAAGCCTACTTTAATTTTTTCAATAGTTTGTCCGCCATTAATAAACTTAACCAAAGAAGACTTTGCAAACGCTCCACATCCAATGTTATAACAAAGGCAGAATAAAGCGTCAAATTCGTTCTGTTTAAGCGGTCTAATGACATATCTCTTAATACAAGCACTGTAAGTGTCAGAAGTATCAAGGAATAGCTTATAAGCCTCCTCTTGCGTTATCTTATCACCCTTCTTTACAGGTTGTCCGTTAGCATACTTTGTGCTTCCTATGCCAATGGTCCAAACCATAGCACTGCACTGATAACTGTCTAATTTTAAACCTTCAAAATCAACTAATAACTTTAAACCGTCTTCGCTTATTTGTGCCATAAAAAGTCCTTAATAAAAGTTATACCTGTAATCGTAAGTATAAAAGCACCAATTCTAATAGCCCAATTTATGCCTGTGTTATAATCCCTTACTTCTTGAACGCTTTTTTCAGTATCTTCTAAAGCACCTTCGATTGTTTCTAATCTTTGTAGGATACCATTTCTATTTAGCTTTGAACCTGTGATAGCCTGGCTAATCATTTCCACATTAATAGACAAAGTCTTTAGCTGGTCATTTATTTCTTTTAACTCATTCATTATTCATTCGTACCTTCTTGTGAATTACTTGTTGTACTTCCTGGCGTTCCTTGACCTGCATTCATATCATCATCAGTTGTTGACCAAGAAGTAAAATTAACTTCTAATTGATTAGTTTGGCTTTGATGTGTTGTGATGTTTGTTTTATTATTAACATAGTCAAATGTAGCCTCGTGCATAAAGTGTAAACCTTGTGCTAAAGCAATATTAAATACTTGACCAAAGTTTATATTTTTACCGTATACATTGCCTGTAAATTTCTGCCAGGTAGCTTGGTAAAAAGATAATATTGAACGAGTGATACATTCCTGCATTGGTCTTTGTGGATTTGTTCCTGTTGCCGTTTCCCAATTCCTTAACCATTTAGTTGAGTTTTGGATTAAATTAAGTTCTCCGCCTGTATCATAACCAATAAAATCTTCAATTACTTGAGATTCGTATTTATTTCTAATACCACCGTGATACTGACCACTTAATTGATAAGTGTTTGAAAATGGTTTAGGTAGATTAAAATCATCGTAAGTAACAATATTTGTAGAATTATAAATAAAGCCTTTTGTATTTTGATAGTTTTGTGGAATAATACTTATCTTAATGTCATCAAAATAAGTAGTATGTACTACATCAATGTTTGTGCTATATTGTGTTCTTAAAACAAAAGTACCATAGTTATTCATTACATAACCAGTATCTAAAGAGTTCCTATCGTAAGTAGATAATAGTTTAAACTTTGACCAATTATCTTCATCAGTCATCTTAATTTGGATAAATTTACTACCATCCCATTCAGCACTTTGAATAAGATTTGTAAAATTACCATTACTTTCCAAGTATCTAATTTTAGAAGTTCCACCTGGATTAGGTGTACCATCAAGAGATTTAGCAAAAGCAACTATAACCGAATCAGTAGGATTGTGTGAACCATCAAAGAAAACCGAACACTCTATTTTAACTGCAAAATAATTTATAAAAGTAGCATCGTTCGAAATCCTAAATACATTATACAAACCTGCATTTTCGTTTGGATTTACTGGAACTTGTGAATGTTCATTTTCAGTAACCGCTAAAATTCTATTATCAAACGGTCTATTTTGACCTGTTGCATTTAAGAAATTATAACCACCAAAAGAAACCCAGTTAGTAGGGTCTGCATTTACATTATCATAATCCTTAAAAAATCCGTAGTTATTAAGTAAATTTCTTTCGTAGTAAGGATATTTAAATTGAACATTTGTCAATCGTTTATTTAAAGAAACTAATTGGTTTACATCAGACCAAATAACATTACCTTCTTTACCAATACTTGAATATAAGTCAAAAGAATAAGTATCTATATAACCTCCATTACTATCGTAAATTAAACCGTTTTGAAACTGTTGTTTAACTGATACATTATCTATCAAAAGATAACCTGTTGAATCATCGTTATTGTTAAAGAAATTAATGCTAAATGTACCTGGACTTCCTGCTGAATAAGGGAATTCATAATAAACCCAATCATCGGTAGTAACTACACTGAATACTTCAGCACCATCTATTTCTATTCTAACAGTTGCTCTTGGAGAACTACCAGCATCAAAATTCTTTGCCCAAAAAGAAACAATATATTCAGCAGCATTAAAGCTTAATGCTTGATTTATATTAGCAGTATTATTACCAAATATTTTAGGACATTGACCGCCATTTAAGCCTCCTGTTGGACTATTAACTACATCTCCTACTACATCCCAATATTCATAAATATAAGGCATAGTACCATTAATAGTAAAGCTACCATCTTTTACTAAATCATTTACCGCAACATCATTAACACCTATAACATACCAAGTAGCATCTTTATTTGATTGATATAACATACAACCTAAAGATTCCATTAAAGATGTTAAAAGATAATAGCAATCCTTTGGTTCAAATGTATTCCAATCTACTGCCGAATATTCAGATAGTTTTAAGTTTACAGTATTTATAAGAGTACCATCAATTTTAAATTGAGTAAAAAAAGCAACATTTAATTCACTTCCAGTCTTCTTTAATAACCTACAAACAAAATTACTTATTGTTATACCTGTGTCTACATTTGTATCATTATATAAAGCGTAATAATCTTCTCTATAATATTTAACATCTTTTAAGACTGCAAGGTTATCAGTAGCAGTAAGCTGAAGATAATATTGTTCTTGCCATTCGTATTGGATAACATCAGGCAAAAGAAACCCTCGCCATTTTAAATCTTCAGTTACACCGTTAGTTTCGTATAGGCTTAACTTCCAAGTATATTCGTTAGTATCAAAAAAGAAATCAGAAGGTTGTGTAGTAGAATCGTAAGGAATAAAACACTTTATATCTACATAAGAAGAACGAATAGGAGCAAAGATGTTGTCTTTACTTGCTTTATAATTTAATACAAAAGGTGAATCTTGCGCAGGAATTAATTCAATTACATCAGGAAATTCTTCAGTAGCTTCTTGTTTCTCGAACTTTACTTGATAATATAAATCAGTACCTACTTGGTCATTACCTTTGAATCGTAAGTTATAAATATGATTGTAAAACATTATACCACCCTCGAATTTTTTATTGCTTGGTTATCTAATAATAATCTCATTTTATCTCCCATTATATCTACTTGGTAACCACCTTGACCTACTGAAGCAGAAGGCATTGCTATCATAGCAGTTTTACCACCTCCACCACTTCCTAAAGTAAATGGATTAAATCCTAAACCACCCATAGTTTTAGCAATTTCTCCAATTTTTTGTAAAGCATTACCACCCGAACTTAAACCGCCTGATAAAACAAATAATATCGCTGCTGCTGCAATCGCTGCTGCTAATTTTATCATTAATTGTTTTAATCCATTTATTAATCCTTGAAACGCATTTTGACCACCATCAATCATTGTAGTAAACATTTGTTCGAATCCACTTGCTAAAGTACCTACTAACATAGTAGATGCAGCTAATATATCGTTTTGATGCACTAATAAAGCATTCATTTGTGCTTGTTTTGCTAATTCTTTTTCCATTGCAAGTTGTGCTGCTTGTCTTTTAGCAGGGTCTTGAAGACCTAATTCAACAGGCACATTTGGAATTTGACTTATACCTATCATAGGTGCTATATAAGTCATTGCTTTTTCAGGTTTTCTTTTTTTAGCATCCTCTGCTATCTTTTTATTTTTAGCAGCTAAATCTTTTTGAAGACCAGACATTTGAGCATTAGCAACAGAACGCACATCTTTATAAGCATTATAATAAGAAAAATATAAATCTCTATTATATTCATCAGTTTCTTTCAACATTGCTTGTTGATAAAACTGCATATTTGTATTAATAAACTTTAAATGCCCTTGTAGCTTACTTATATCCGTAGTTTGACCTACTTTAGATAGTATATTATTATAATCAGCAATAACTTTTTCAGCATCCTCATTCCTAATCATATTACTGATTGAAAATTGGTCTCTTTTTACATCTACATCCACAATAGCGTTTAATGCAGTTAAGGCTTTTTGTAATAAACCTATAAATGTAAATAAAGCACCACTATTTAATTTGCCTATTGTTATTTGTAATTGATTAAAAGTATCAGATACATTGGATATTCGACCACCTAAAGTATTTGATATTTTATTCATTGCACCCGAAACACCTTCGGCAGCACCTAAAGATAAAACATACTTTTGAATAGATTCAGCAGTATTGTCTACTTGGGTTTTTATTCCCTTGAATGTAAATGTAACCTGGTCTCCTGCAACTGCTGCTCTTACTCCAAATTCCTTTAAACGCTCAAATTCGCCTGTCTGCGCATCTAAAATTGCTTCAGCTAATTGGTCAAAGGATTTGCCAGTAGAACTCGCTAAATCGCCTAATAATCGCATTTGTGCAATATTAGGTTTAAAGCCTTGATTTGCTAACTTTACGAAAGCACCTGTTAATTCATCTACCTGGAATGGAGTTGTAGCAGCAAATTCTTGTATTTGTGATAATGCTAATTGAGCAGCAGAACTGCTACCCAAAGTATTTGATAAAACTGCTTCGAATTTTTGGAATTGTGATGTAGCATCTATAACACCTTTACCGAAACTAACAATAGAACCGACTGCAAAAGCACCAGCAACAATACCACCAACTTTAGAAGCAGCAGCACCTATTGCATTAAAATCTTTTTCTGAATTTTCGCCAGTTTTTTTAGTCCTATTGTTAAACTTATTTAGTTCTTCAGAAGCACTATCTAAACCCGATTTAAGACCTTGTATCTGTGCGGTTAGTTCAACTATTAATTTCTCGTTTGCCATCTTTTAACTTCTTTAAGATTTGTTGTTTTTCTTCATTTGATGTTAACTTCTTTGGCACTCTATTCATTATAGCAAACTTATCAGTCCATAGTAGCATTATTTCTTTTGGCTTCTTCATTTGGCTCTTTTTAGATACATTAACATTATTAATATAACTTAAAGTTGCTCGTGTATGCTCCCACTCATTAGCCTGTCTTTTAAAGAAATTAAATAGTAACCTTTGATAATTAGCCCAAGTCATATCTTCAAACTCATCAGGCATTAAACCAACTTCGCCTATCGCAAAGTCGATTATATCATCCCAAGTTACTTTTTTTTTATACCTTCTTCGCCACTTGACATTGCCTTAAATCCGTTTTGAATGTACTCGCTACTTTGTAACGATTTTGTCCAAGCATCAATAACTATTTGAATATTTGATAAATCCATATCATCAATCCAATTAGTAACATCATCTAAAGAAACATCAAATGTTCTTTTACTTATTTTATAATAGTTCTTTAAACCACAGTAAGTAACATCTCTAACGAAATCAATCATTTGATAGTCAATATCCAACTGTTTAGTTTCTCCAGCATCTGTTGCCGTAAGAACATTATAACTCATTAAGGCGTAGTTACCGAACTTTAAAGTCCTAACCTCGCCACCCATTGTAATTTCAATAAGTCCGTTCATAGTTTGTTTGTTTTAATTATACTATTGGTGCAAATGTTGGTGCGCCTGTTCCTGCAAATTCAATTGAGTAAGTAACTACATCTTCCATAGGTGCTGAAACTTCGCAAGAAGTTATATAAGCACTTTGAGAAACCGACTTATCTCCTGGTATTAAGTCAGTCCAAACAATAGCAACTAATGCTCTATTGTTATATGCAGTAAAAATATCTGCTAAATCTTTATTCGCTGAAACAAAGTCTGCAAGACCTTCTGCTGAATAAGTAATATCTCTTAATCCTGGCATAATCTCTTTCCAACCGCCACTTTCTTTTGAAGTAGTTTCGAAAACATCCTGATTCATTGACATTGTAACATTTGTTAATTCTGCTAATTGCGTACCATCCATTTTTAAGATTTGCGCCGTGCCGTTGTAAACTGCCATATTATTTTATTTTAAAGTTAATTAATCTGTTATTGTGTAAGTTCCTGTAAAAGATACCGTATAAGATACCACATCTTCCATAGGAGCATTTACTTCTATACTTTCAACATAAGCTAACCCAGTGTAATAAGCAGTTGCTAAAACAGGATTAGATATTAATATGTTTATTGGTGTTCTTGCATTATAAGCATCAAACAAAGTTGTTATACCTAAATCCGAAGCACCTTCATCAAAGTTTACTAAAGCATCAGCCGTAAAAGCAAAATCTCTTAAGCCTGGTAAGTTTACCATATAACCTGCTGATTGCTTACAAGTAGCATCTATCATAGCATCGTTTAATGTAATAGTTACATTAGTTTGACACATCAAAGGGAAGTTTGAATCTGCATCATAAAGTAAAATATCCGAACCGTTTAAAACACTCATATGCCCTGTTGTAATTTAAATGTAAACCTTATTAATCTTCGCACTAAAATTCCTGTATCTACCAGTTGTTCAAGTGTATTTGTACTCTCCATTAGTGTTCTGATTACATACCAATCAGGTAATAAATCTAAATACCCATCCTGCCTTGTTCTAACCAACTCCATTACTTCGTTTGATATTCTATCCGATAGTAATTTACCACCAAAAGAGTTATCAAACCTCGTTCCTACTTCAATTAAAACGCTAACTTCTTGACCATAACTTTGTTTACTACCTTCTAATAATTCCGTTGAATTAAAAGTAGAAAGCAAAATATATGGTTCGGTAGCTGCTGCTAAAACTGATGCCGAATCAAATACTGGAACTTCTTGTAAGTCTATAACGATTGCACCGCTTAACCTTTCGTAAAGTTTTTGTCTAATAAGTTCTCCGACATCTTTCATTGTACAAATTTACGATTATTTAGTAATATTCTTACGAATTTTTTTCATATCACTTAAAAAGATTTTTCTATACTTTATAAATGCTGGTATTAAATATGGTTGTGGTTGCATAGTACCTTCTCCATTAACATAATATTGATAAGCAAACTTCTCAAATCCTACTGGAATGACTTTATTTTTACCTGTACCAAATTCAACATAAGGAGCGTAAGGAGCAGCGTTACCACCAAAGGCAACAATACCTGTTAATTGATTATCTTGATAACTTGTATTGCCTGAACCTCTTAAATGACCATCTCGAATAGGTACTTCATTTAAAGCCTCTGCAAATATTTGGTCAGTATTCCTAACCACCGAAGATTTAACTTGTAATTCAGCTTCTTTAGAAAGTCTTTTAAACCTTGCCGTAACTACTTTAATGTTTCTTACCTTCATTATACAACAATAAACTTGTTATCTTCAGTCATTAAATTTTCGTAGAACTCGGTAATTAAGAAAATAGTCGGGTCTATTAATCTTCCCAAAGTAGTCATAATAACTATTTCTTTTTTTCTTTCATCAGTTACCTGGAATGCTTTAATAATGTACTCGCCACTATTATAAACTATTTTATTGATTTGAGATAAATTAGGATAGTCATCATAACGAATAGTAAACTCGTAGATATTGTCTAAAGATATTTTACCATCTTCTAAATTTCTAAAGCCTTGTTTTGCTCTTATCTTTGCCCAAACTACCTTTTGGTCTACAAATGTACCAAAGTAACCACCTGTACCATCTGAACCAGTCTGTAAAGTTTGAATTGCGATTTGATTTCTTAAAACTCCTGCCTTCATTAGATACCAAATAAAGTGTTTCTACAATATGGTTGCGCCTGTCTTTTTGCATCCGAACTTAATTCGTACGCCTGGTCATAAATAGAGTAGTTTTCCCTATTCTCGTAATCAGTAGACACTTGTTTTAAAATGGCTAATTTTAAGCCCTTAGGACAGACTGCAAAGCCTGCTTCGTACTCTATTGTCAAACCAACGGTAGAATAAGCCTCAAGCATCTTATATTGCAATCCACGAGCCGTATATTCCAAAGCTACATCCTCATCATTAACAACCGATTCAATTAAGGTAACTGGACCATAAGGAATCTCTTGTGGAATGTGAAAGTAAAACCAATAAGCCCTAAGAGTTTTTTCTCCTAAAGATAGTCCTGTAAACTTCTCTATTCGCTCCCTTGCTGAAGTTATTAGTTCTTCTATTAGGTCATTCTCCGAATCCGAAGAAATTCTCATATAGTCTTTAGCCTCTTGCAAGGTAACTGGCTCGGTTGTTAAATCGGTTACAATTTCTACTTGAAATTCACTATTTATCATCTTCTTTTATAGGTTCTTGAATGTCTAAAACTCTTTTAAGTTCTAATAAAGCATCAGCTACTAATTTTGCATCCCCTAAATTAAATACTCCTTTTTGCGTTGCAATATCAAGTCCTTGACCTAATATCCCAAATATTTGTTCGTTTGTCATTTTGTAAAGTTAGTATTTTTACAAAGAATCCCAAGCAAATTGAGCAAGATTTCTAAAGTAAGTATCAACACCTAAAACCTCATCAGCAGTAGGGTCATTTACTTCTAATACACATCTCCAATAGCTTGAAGCAATTACTACTTCATCTTTAACAATATCCGTAGTTTTACGAATTGAAATTGTTCCGTTTTCGTTTACATTAAACTCGCTAATGTATGTTATTTCTTCTATCATTTTTTTATTTATTTAATTATACAAAGTATGTTAAATTAATTAATACACTGCTATTGTTTGCAAAATTAGCGTTTGTAATATTTGTAGTTATTCCTAATGCTGTAATTTGTTCTAATACAATATTTGTTGTTGGAACTTCAGCAAATCCTTGGAATTGATTTGTAAAACTAATATTTTCAAACCTTAATGCTGTTGCACTATAATTTCCAAGTGTATTACCAATAGTAAAAGGTAAACCAGTAATTCTTGCACTACCAGTAGAAGTTCCTTTGTTTGATAATTGTAACAATCCATTAACAGTTACTTGTCTACCAATTTTAGTATATGTACCTGTCGTTAATGCATAAGTAATACCTGTTGAATCACCACCAAAACTTACACCCATAGTCCAAGTTCCTTCTTCGTAGTCATCTAAATTATTAGCTGAAGCACTTGCTACTTGTGTAGCAGGGAATTCAATACCACTTGCAGGAGCAGTTGCACCACTTAAACCTACACCTGCACTAAAAGCTGCTGCACCTGTTGAGCTTAAAGTTAAAGCGGTTACTGGCGTTCCTAAAGTACGCAATCTAAAGTACATATTAGGATTAACATTATCCCCTATACTTTCAAACGATACGCTACCATCACCATTTAATGCTTGAATTTTAGCACCATATGTATCTGAATCCCCTCTTAAAATATTTAATATACCATTTGTTGAAGCTAATCCTTTAATTGTACTTTCTCCACTTACTCTTGCAGTACCATTTACATCTAACTTGTAGCCTGCATCAACATTTGTTCCTATTAAAATATTTCCACCAGCGTGCAAAACCATTCTTTGGGTTGAATTGGTATAAAAAGATAAATTAAAATAACCAGCTTCAAATAAAATAGAATTACCATCTGCCGAAGACCCAACAAATAAACCTGAAGGATTTGCAGTATTTGTAAATCTTAACCACGCTTGGTTTGCTCCACCCTCAAGTGATAATAATTGTGAAGGATTTGAAGTTCCAATACCAACTTTAGTACCATCATCATACAATAAACTATT